CCAATATATTGTGTATCAGATACTGCTGACCAAGTAGTGTATAAAGCAGGTCTGACATGATGGCAACTTTCAACTACACCTCGCCTGGGATAGGTTATTATGATAGGCGTTATGTGAAAATAACTGGTGACACTATGACTGGTACAAACAGTACCACCTTCTTCCAAATCCAACAAGCAGACACCACACCAGTATTTAATGTAGATACTACTAATGGGAGAGTGGGGATTGGTACTGATAGTCCAACATGTACGCTACACATCGCAGGCTCGTCCGACGCCATTCAATCCATCATCCAAGCCCACTCTACCCAAACCTCTAACCTTCAAGAATGGCAGAATAGTGGTGGAACGGTTAACGCAACCGTTGGTAGTGAAGGTAACTTTTCTATTAGCACTGGAAGTAATGCTACTGCTTCTGTTCAAACAAATACGTCATTAGTAGTTAATAGGGCTTTTGATTCAGGAGGCAGTGCTACACAGTATGCCTCTAGGTATAGTGTTTCAGTGCCTGCAGCTATTACTGGAGCAATGGATTTTAGAGCATTTAGCCTAGAAGGTTATTTATATAATACAGGTGCTGTAACAGGTTCTTTATTTGGTGGAAAGATGTATATTTCTCATGTTGGCTCTGGGTCAACTAATACTGTTGTCGGATATACTGCTGGAATAAAAGCAACTAACGCCTCCAGCACAATTACTACAGCTAAAATATTCAATGCAGAAGATAGGTCAGGAGCAGGAACCATTACAAATAATTATGGATATTATGCAGATAACCAAACTGCAGGTACTAATAACTACGCTATCTACACCAATGCAGGAACAATTCATGCTGGAGATAAAATAGAGTTTACCCAAACAGATGGAAATGAAGCTATTGATTCTTTAGCTGATGGATATTTAGATTACCGAGCTACTACAGCTCATAGATTTGGAGATGGAACTAATCAAACTTTAATTGCTTCTGATGGCAGAATGACACTAGAGGGTACAGCTAGACACTGGATAGGGTTTGAAATTGATAATACTGGATTCAAAGAGCCAACTTCTCAAACTGCTACAAAGGTTAATAGAGGACTTGGTACAGCTTATGCGTATGCTGATGGAAGTACAGAGCATATCCACGCAACTATGAGAATAACAGGTAGGTGGGATGATACCGAAAACATTGAAGTTATTTTAATTTGGGAAACTCCCACGACATCGGCAGATTGTTACTGGGATGTTAAATATCAGATTAAAGGCAATGACGAAGATATGACTGATGTGACAACCACTTCTTGTGCTGAACACGTAAAAGAAAGTTCAGCTACTGCTAACGGATTAATTCATTCCACATTTACTATACCAACCGCAGCTTTTGATGCAGGAGATAAGATATTGAGTTTGGAAATATATAGACTAGGTGCTGAGGTAACTGATACACTAGGAGCAATAGCTTATCTACACAAAATGATTGTTAGAGGCATAGCCAATAATTTAGGAGGAGTTGTAAGTTAGAAAAAAGGTAAATATGAGTGACTTAAATAAAAATTAACGGCAACACTTAAATAACAAAATAGCGTAATACTAATTCTATGAATGATTTTGAAGTTATAATCCCATTGAAAAAAGATTCTTCTGGTACACTTACAGGCATAGCTTCTACCACTTCTTTGGATAGGGATGATGAGAAAATGTCAGCCAAAGCATTGAATATGATGGTTTCAGACATTAAGACCATTGGTGTCAATCTGTTTGGCAATCATGAACATAACTGGGAAAATACACTTGGCATAATCAATCAAGCAGAATTGGTCAATAATCAAGTTCAAGTAGGGATTACTCTTGATGACCCAACAACCAACCAGAAAGTGCCAATGCTTCTAAATAAGTTAAGGAAGGGCATAAAGCTTGGCTTGAGTGTGGGTGGTAATGTTACTTCTTTCAATTGGGAATATGATAAGGAAATAGGCAAGAAAGTAAAAGTACTCGATAAGGTTAAGATATATGAAGTATCGGTTGTTGGAATACCTAGTAATGCAGAATCTTATTTATCTATTTCACAAGCAATTGCTAAATCAGCTAAACTTAAAATGCCGGGTAATTGCCCTAATTGTTTATCTAAATCAATAAGAAACGGAGTGTGTTCAATATGCCTTACCAAAATTTAAGAATAAAACAGAAAGTTAAAGTTGGTGAAAAATACGGGGTCATCATGGAATGTGGTGATAAGTATAAAGTCAAGTTTGATGATGGAGATTTCGGGTTCTATGCTGGGACAGAAGTAACACCCATTGTACTAGAATCAGAAACAAAAGGAAACAAAAAGTATAACCGGATGAAAGCAGAATCAGAAAAACTACCGGGAGAATCATTTATGCAACCCACCGCAACAGGTACTGATCCATTGGCTCAACCAGTTAATGACACAGGTAGCGGTGTTGGAGAACCACAGAATGTGTTAGGTAAGGAAGTTGCAATTGATAAAATATCAAGGGTATTTAAATACCAAGAAACTAATGGAGGAAACCAAATGGCAAAGAAAAAAGTACTAGAAGAAGACCCTGCTTCTGAAGAAGAAGTAGAAAAGCAAGATTCTGATGATGATTCCGAAGAAGAAAAGAAAAAGAAATCCAAGAAAGAAGAATCAGAGGAAGATGTAGAAAAGGAAGATTCAGAAGAAGATGATGTAGAGAAAGAAGAAGACCTTGAGGAAGATGAGGATGAGGAAGAAAAAAAGAAGAAAAAGAAATCCAAACTCAAAGCCAAGAAAGGAGAAGCTGGTTCTGGAGAATCTCCAGAAGAAGATACAGCATCAGCAACAGATTCAAATTCAACAATCACACCAAACATGAGTACACCTAGCGATGCTCAGGATGTATTTGTACCACCATCTGTAGTGGATGGTAAAAGAGAACAAGAGACCCCAATGGGTAAATCGGTTAATCCTGATTTAATGAAAAGTCCTTTGTTTGTAAGCCTATCGGGGCAAATAGACGGAATTAGAGATGCGGTTGAAAAGAAAGTAGATGCATTACAAAAGTCTGTTAATGACAGGTTATCTAATGTCCAGAAAGATATGGAAAAAATAGAGAAGTTCTATGAAAAGAGTTTCTATAAAGCAATAGATGAGAATGTTGCACCTGAAAGCACACAGGCCATGTCGGTTAAGAAACAAATGGAACTTGGCAAGGTCAGGTTTAAAGAGTAGGAGGATTTAAAATGACAAAGACGGATTTTCACAAAGCCTATACAGGCGGAAATGGTCTACCCGAAAAGATGGTTCTCTCAGATGGTATGAATGATTATGACATGAGAAAATCAATAGCAGGAGACTTAATGGAAGGTGGCTTCACACTCAGAAAGGCACTAACCACAACCTTGTCAACTTATGCTGCAGGAACATTACCAGTATTGATTCCGGTATATGTAGACCCAGAAATTGTTGATTTGACAAGGAGAGCAACACCTTTAGTTGAACTAATCCCCAGAGTTACCAACTTTGGTAAAACTGCAGATTATAACCAGCTAACAACCATTTCATCTGCAAAACCATTAGGAGAAGATGGTGCATTAACTGAACAGAATGATTCATACACAAGGAGAAGTGTAAGCATCAAATATCTATATTCAGTTGGTAGAGTAACAGGGCCTATGTTTGCTTCAAGTAAACAGTATCTTGCTAGCGGTGGGTATGTAGATTCATTATCTCTTGAAGTCAAGAACAAAACACTTGCATTAAAGAGACTTGAAGAATCTATGATTTTACTTGGCGATTCAGAAACAGATTGGACAGAACCAGTAAACTCAACCACAATAGATGCAACCTATTCATTTAATGGTTTGTATAACTATATTACAGATGCTAATTCATGCACTCTTGGTGGAAGTTCAAGTTATAAAACGGATATGGCTGGTGCTACATTGGCAATATCCAACATAAGAACTTCAATTAGGACTTGTAGAACCAGTGGTGGAGAACCTAACCTAATGGTAACGGATTATGCAACTTATGACCACATAAAAAGCTTAATCCAAGACCAATTAAGGTATGTCTCAACCCAGACAATTGCATGGGGTATAACTACTGTGTCTTTTGAAGGGATACCTATTATTGCTTCCAGGTTCTTATCATCCACAGCAGGAACAGGAGCGATGGTTCCGGCAACAGGAAGAAGTCTGTTTGTATTAGACACAAATGTGATTGAGATGAGAGTCTTACAGGATGTTTCTTATGAGGAACTAGCAAAGACTAATGATAGTATTAAGTTTATGCTCAAATGCTATGAGTGTCTTGTTGTAAAAGCACCACAATTCAATCACGTAATGATTGACATCGGTGCATAAGGAGGTAATGAAAAATGGTAGTAGCATTTATTGAAAGCACAAGTGGAGTGGATGTTAAATCAAAAGAACCAAATTGTGGAGTATCACAGATTGCTGTTACTCTCCCAATAACTTTTGTATGGGGAACTGACACAATAGGAATTGATTTAGCTAAACATGGTGGTAGTGAATTACTTGGAGTTCATGGATGGGCAGAAACAACTGCAGGTTCAGTTCTTGAAGTAGCAACATACACAAGTGAAGTAGCAACTACAACAGCCACAATTTCACCAGATTCAAGTTCATCAGCAACTTGTGGTGGAACACTAATCTTTACTTTTAAGTAAGGATTAATTTTTTTTATTTTTATTCTGCAGTTGTTTGTCTGCTTTAACAAAATAAGAACTCCCTTACAGGAGTAGAAAAAGAACGGAGGAAAACTAAAATGGCACTAGGATTAAGAAGTAAATATGGGGTGGCAGCACCACCCTTCACAAAAGGCCCATATGTAACTGACCAACATTACACATTCTCTCAAGGAGTAAATGGTGTAATGAATGGGGGAGATTGTTATTATGTTGATGCTAACTTGAGTTCATCTGGAGATGGTTCAACATGGGAAAACGCATTTATTACAATCGCAGAGGGTGTTGCAGCATCCCTAGCAAAGAGTGGTAAATATGACACAATCTTTGTTAAGGGCGGAACCACAACTGTAGAAACATCTGATTATGCTGAATCTGTTTCAGTTACTGCAGCCCAAGTTGGATTGAGAATCATTGGTGTTGGAAATAGACCGGAAGGGGTTATGTGGACTGTTGGAACAGCAGATGGAGTAATTCTAACACTTGCAGCCAAAGATTGTTATGTATCTGGGTTTAGATTTAGACCGAATGGGGCAACAAGTGGTGGGGCTATTGATATAGCAGTAACAGGACTGGGTTCAACAGTTGAAAATTGCATTTTCAGAAGCACAACAGAAACCGCACTCTATGGAATCCGTCTGAATAGTGTACCAGATATAACCATAAGTGGTAATGTGTTCACAAGCCTAGCAACCGCTATATTGGGAACTCAGGCTGTAAAGCTAATTTACCGGGCAAGAATTTTGAATAACTTGTTTGATGATAAGGTTGATGATGCAGGAATTAACATTGCTGGAAGATGTTGTTTAATTAAAGGCAATGATTTTTCAGCGGACACAACTCTTTTGATTGATACTTATAAAGATAGTGTTGGAGAAAGAAACATTGTTACTGGAAATACTTTGGATGTTACAGCTTATGAAACCAATTGTGTTGGTTCATCAACTGATAGTTGGATTGGAAACTTCTGTAATGATGTAGGAAATACAGATGTTGGTGACAATGGGATAACAATAGACTATCCTCATCAAGCTTAGGTGAATGAAGATGGCAAAGAATAAATCAAAACCAGAAGTTAAAGATAACAAACATGGTTTAACTGCTGAACAATTCGCTCAGTGGGAACTTTTAGAAATCAACTTAGACCTTTATAAGAAACAGAAAGGCATTAAGGATAAACTAGAAGAACCAAAACCAAAGAAGAACAAACTTTTTGGTTAATTTTTTTATTTTATATTTTATTGAAATCATGGAGGAAAGAATATGGTAATAGCACCAGTTATAGCGGTATATGACTTAGTAGTCTCAGATGAAGTTACAGATGCCGCAGCATTAAAGGTCTGGGAAGACACACTTACAATCACAACATTTTACGGCTGGAATGTAGTGGCATTAAGCAATAGCTTATTGAGATACACTATTGTCTATGCATAATGAGGAAACTAAAGTTCAAAAATGGCAAGATTAGAGGAACTACAAGTAGTGGAGAGACAGACCCACACCCCAAACGCAGTTCCAACAAAAAGAAATCTACCAAGAATAAGAACTTACTTCAAAGATTATTTAAACTCAAATAGTACTAGGGTAGCATGAAAGACAAAATATATTCCAAAGAAGAAGCATTTAGTCTTTTGTATCATGAACAAAAGGCATTACTAGATGATAGAGAAATCTATTACAAATCAAATGCAAAGGAAACAACGCTTGTTAGATTAATCATAGATTCTAACCCCACTCACTCACCAAAACCATCCCAGAACAAAGGAGATAAGGACTCCATTTTTGTATTAACCAACCCAGACAAGAAACAATTAAAGAAGGTTTTGGAGATTGCAAGAGCGGGATTCCCAGAACAAGATTTAATCACATTCATTGATAAACTAAAAAAACAAATTTAACTGGCATAAGCCAAGAGGCACTAACCATGAGAATAAAACCAATATCGGTTATGTTATTAATGTTCATTCTACTTATTAGTCTTGTATCAGCAATCCCGTTCACACCACAAGGTAATGTTGATTTAAAGAACCATTTTAATATGACCAACCTTAGCTATTTTGATTCTTTCATAATGGTTGGGAACATACTTATGAATTCTTATAGTATTACAGGTGCCACAGATATTAACACCACAAATCTAAATTCAGACACAATATCGGATGGAACTCTAACAATTGAAAGTGGAAGTATAATAAATGCAACTGACATAAATGGAACTAGAGTATCAATGACAGGGAACATCACAACAGATTCATGGTTTGATGGATTTTATAACTGGATAATCAATACAGATGTATCTTCATTATATGTTGCTTTTAATGGTAGTGTATTGACATTTAATGAATCTAAACTCAATTCAACCATCCATTTAGTAAGTCCAAGAACTGCAGATTGTGTTGCTGCACCCTTAGGTGGGGTGGGAGATTATACTGGTAATACTGCAATTAAAGAGTGTATTGATTATGTCACCACCAATAATATGACTACCGTATATGTAAAAAAAGGACACTATTATACCATAGAAAATATAACCTTACCTGACGGACTAATTCTTAAAGGTGAAGGGATTGGGCAAACAATAATTGAAAGAAATGCAAGCGTACAAGACCATTGTTATACTACTTATGAAGGTACTCAAGCCGGAAGCATAACCAATCAAGAAGTACATATAGAAGATATATCTTTTATTTCTGGTGGTTGGGCACCTAATGATACTTGTTATTGTGTGGTGTGCTTAGATAATGTTGAGAATTCGGTTGTTACTGGTTGTTCTTTCAATGGTTCTGGGGATGATGCTTATATTAGAACCAATAAAATGGGTGATGTTTGGGGAACTAATAATCTGATAGAAAATAGTTTCTTTTATGGCCAATCAACTGTTGATATGGTTGGGATTGATGGTTGGGAACATTCTGTTATTCAGAACAATTATTTTGAGAAAGCAGATGGTGCATGCCTTACTTCTGGGAGTGGCAAGAGATTAACATTCCAAGATAATAATTTCAAGGATTGCACAAGTGCAATTTCATGTGAAGGGTTCAATACTTCACAAGGTATATTCATTAAAGACAATATTATTGAAAATGCAACTTATGTTGGGATTGCGTTCTGGACAGCAGGGGGCACTTTTGATTTGAGTGATATTGAAGTGAGTGGCAACAGTATTAAAGATTATAATGGTTCAAGGGGGGCGGTAAGTTATAATAATGTAACCAATTTGAGGATTTCAGATAATACATTTTATAATGTAACAAGTGCAATTTCTGGTGATAATTCATATAATATGTTTATTTATGGAAATAAAATCCATAATGCAACAGTAAAGGCTATTGCTGTAATCAATGGATGCGATAATGTTTCAGTAGATAATAATATTATTTTTGATGCGGTCATCGGGGTTTATGTCAATAGTGGTAAAGGTACAATCCTAGATAATGATTTTTATGCGGTTACAACCCCAACAAGTGGTGGTGCTACTGCCAATTATCTAACAAGATATAATGATGGCACAACAGAGAAGTATGCTGTTGGAACAATCAATGCAACCAATACTCCCGCAACATTTAAGAATGTAACTTCTATATATGGTCTATTTATTGAAAGAACAAAGCCAGTGAGATTCTATTCTTCAACATTAGCTTCATTAAGAGCAGGGATATTAAGTAATACCAATAATGATTTGTTATTTGAATCAGGTGTTGGTACTGTTAGGATGTTAATCAATGGTGCTACGGGTCAGGTATCTGTATCTAAATTAAATGCCACCCAGATAAATACAACATACCTAAACGGCAATTCTACATGGCAACACCAAGATTATCCGGCTTCTTGTCCTGGAAGTTCTGCCATAACACAGTTGGGTGATTCAGTTACTTGTCAAGACCTGTGGGTGGATGAAGCAGGAGACTCAATGACGGGAAATTTAGATATGACAGACAACAATATCACTGATGTTGATGTTTTAACAGCAACAGAGTTTGTTGGAAACCTAACAGGGACAGCCGATGTTGCAACTACATGGGATGGCGAAACATCACAAGCAAGTCTTAATGTCAATAGTTCAGATTATTGGGATTCAATAGGTTATCCAAATGCAACTGTATTCACTACAACAGGAGGAGTTCTTGGAGTAGTCAAAACATGGTGGGGGGGATTATACTGCCAACTTACAGGATGCACTATGGCAGGGAATATTGCCATGGGAACTAATGCAATCACTGGAGCAGGAGCTTCTGATTTCACTACAATTAACACAGGTTTTGGAGATAATGAACTTTATGACATGGACCAAAATGTATTAACAACGGATGGCGTATCTTTTGAAAACGGAACATTTAGTGAAGCAATATATTTAAATCGAATAAAACCACTGAGATTTTATTCCAGTACTGTTGCTTCATTAAGAGCAGGGATATTAAGTAATACCAATAATGATTTGTTATTTGAATCGGGGGTTGGAACTGTTAGGATGTTAATCAATGGTACTACGGGTCAGGTATCTGTATCTAAATTAAATGCCACCCAGATAAATACAACATACCTAAACGGCAATTCTACATGGCAACACCAAGATTATCCGGCTTCTTGTCCTGGAAGTTCTGCCATAACACAGTTGGGTGATTCAGTTACTTGTCAAGACCTGTGGGTGGATGAAGCAGGAGACTCAATGACGGGAAATTTAGATATGACAGACAACAATATCACTGATGTTGATGTTTTAACAGCAACAGAGTTTGTTGGAAACCTAACAGGGACAGCCGATGTTGCAACTACATGGGATGGCGAAACATCACAAGCAAGTCTTAATGTCAATAGTTCAGATTATTGGGATTCAATAGGTTATCCAAATGCAACTGTATTCACTACAACAGGAGGAGTTCTTGGAGTAGTCAAAACATGGTGGGGGGGATTATACTGCCAACTTACAGGATGCACTATGGCAGGGAATATTGCCATGGGAACTAATGCAATCACTGGAGCAGGAGCTTCTGATTTCACTACAATTAACACAGGTTTTGGAGATAATGAACTTTATGACATGGACCAAAATGTATTAACAACGGATGGCGTATCTTTTGAAAACGGAACATTTAGTGAAGCAATATATTTAAATCGAATAAAACCACTGAGATTTTATTTCAGTACTGTTGCTTCATTAAGAGCAGGAATATTAAGTAATACCAATAATGATTTGTTATTTGAATCGGGGGTTGGAACTGTTAGAATGTTAATCAATGGGGCAACAGGAATAATTCATGGCAATTATTTCAATACAACAACAATTAATGCAAGTTTGTATCAGGGAAATACCCTAAATATCTCAAACACACTATATGTTAATAAATCTTCATTAGCAACTGACCAACTATTCCTTAGTCCAACCAATGTTTTATACGGTAGTAAAAAATGGGGCTATCCTGAATTAACTATCGGAACCAATTTCTATTATGACGGTACTTCATTTTCGATAGAAAACGCCAGTCAGAATGGAAGTGGTGTTTGGTTCTCTGCTAATGAGATTTATTTTGTTACTTATGATGGCACCATAGATTATTCACAAAAAGTTACTAGGGATGGCTTTTATCAAGATTCAACACACAAGGTTCTGGATGATAGAGACAATGTTAGTATAAGGGATGATATGGTTCATACTTCAGGAGATAACATGACTGGTGCATTGAATATGACAGCAAACCATGTTTATGATATGATTCCTAATTTGGGTAGCCCCACACCCGAAGTTGATATTTCAGGTGGTGCGATAACAATTACTGGCGGGTATATGGCTATAGACACAGAGAGTGATTCAGCAACAGACGCTTTAATTACTATCAATGGCGGAACTGTAGGTGATTTGATTATCTTAACCTCTTTGGATTCTGCCAGGGACATTAATATCACTACTGGTGGAAACATTGTACCTAATGGTCAATATGACTTGGTTAATAATAATTACCAGATTATGTTGATATTACATAGTGATGGATATTGGAAGGAGGTGAGCAGGTCTCATCCTTGAGATAAATTTAGAATGGCAGATAAGAAAACAATAGGGATAACAAGTTTAATTACAATAGGGCTTGTTTTGGCAGGATTAATTGTTCCGGGCTATTTTGATACTTCTAAGTATTATTGTGAATCAGAATCAAGCATAATGGAATGTGATGGCGGTTTGAGTGGTGGTTCACAAACTAGATGTTACCTTAATGAAGAAAAAACCAGCTGGGATTATTGTAAGGGCGGATGGATAGAAGTAACGGATGATAGACCCATACAAGAAGAAGAACAAGAAACGCCTAACCCCACAATGGGCGAGAAGGCATGGAGATGTTCAATTGAAGGGTGTGTTGCTATATGACACTAACAACCGAAAGTAAAAGGGGTAGCGATTGTTCGGGTACAGATGGAACAACAACTAGGGTTTTAACATTAACCAATACATTACCAACGCTGACTGGTGGGTTCTCGGTTTATGTGGGTGGTAACCTATTAGTTCCAGATACGGAATATACACACACAAGCAATACTGCTTCATCTACTATCACCTTTATTAATATGGTCTGGGATTCAGATTATATTGTTGTTATCTATCTGCAATCTGGTGGGGGTTCACTAACTAACAATTATGCTACTTATACGGATGTGTTTACAAGAACAGGTTTATCGAGTTCAGAAGTTTCAAACGCAATTGTTGATGAACTAATTTCAGATTCAGAAGCAGAACTTGAATCAATCACTGGTAGGAAATTCACAGATGCAAACTCTGTAACGGAATTTCTATCAATCAAAGATAAAGACCTAATAGGCAATTACCAATCCGCATTCCAAGTCTCACATTGGCCTGTTCAAAGCGTAACTGAATGTGGTACGCTGGATTCAAGTGGGACATCCGTATCTACTTGGGACACAATATCTTCTACAGAGATACTAGCAGAGACTTATCAAAGTGATGATTACTGGCTTGAAGTGGCTAATGATACAACTACTAATGATATTAAGCCAACAGGTAGGTTTGTCTTAAAAACGCAGACATTACCGGAAGGAACAAATAATTTAAAGGTGGAATATACCTATGGCTATGCAGATGTGCCAAGGATGGTTACTGAATTGGCAGCTTCAATGGCTGGAATCAAAGCATGGGTGATGGTTCTGGGCGGTCAATATGACAGCGTAAATAGTTATAATCTGGCTGAATTTTCAGTAAACAAAGGTGAACTACACACTAAAGGCAAACAGAACATGGAGTTCCTCAAGATGAGGATAGATTCATTATTAGATAGGATTGGTAGAAAACAAAGAACAATGTTTTTTGCTACGGGTTCGGATAGATAAAAACCAAGAGGTAAGAAATGGCATATAATTTAGGTGCAAAGGCACTATCAGACTTTAATAGTGTTATGAATGAACATGGCACTACTTATACAATCACCAGAGTAACAGAGACTACAGATTCTATGGGTACAGTAAGTGCAGTATCAGAATCCACATTCTCAATGGTTGGCATGATACAAAACATCTCTGAAAAGGATAGGAATGTACATGAGATGGGATTGGCTGTGCCTGGCAATTCTAAATTTTATTGCAAGACATTAGCTACAAATGGTACTGATGAAGTTAAAGAAGGCGATATAGTCACTGACCAATATTCAGTTCAATGGAAAGTAACCAATATCTTAAAGCAACCCTATACCAATGATACAGAGATATTCAGGAGTTGCATTATTAAGAACATCACATCAGAGGGTACAGCATGAACATGAATTTTGAAGTTAAGATAGAACAGAAACTCGATTCAGAGGATGCTATCAGGAGGATGAGGTACGCTTTATATTTATCAATGATTAAAATGAAAGAACTAGCGATAAGGTTTGCACCAATTGATTTAGGGCAATTAAGGGCAAGTATATTCTTACATCCCAATTCCAAGAACTCTGATACTTATACTTTAGAGGATGGAGTTTCTTATGGGATTCGGATGGAATATGGGACTAGGGCACACTGGGTTCCTCTTAAGCCATTGATTGAATGGGCTAGAAGACATGGTGGAGATGAAGGTATGGGGTATGCTATTCAACAGAAGATTGCTAAACAAGGAGTGAATGCACATCCTTTTTTCAGGCCTGCCATGAATGAAGTTAAAGAGAAATGGATGCCTCAATATATGAATAAGGCATTGGAGGCTGAAAATGTCTGATTTTTTACCAGCAAAATATATCCTTGTAGATTTCTTGAGAAAGAACTTAATAGATCCAAGAGCAAGAGCAGAGACATCCGGTTCTGATACATTCACAGCAACAGCTGGGCAAACAGATTTCACTTGCACACCCACCTCTGGAACTATAAGTTGCATTACGGGTGTTACTGTTGAAGGTACTGCAGTAACTAAATGGGAAGATTACTGGATAGATTTCAGAAACCAGAAAGTAATATTCTTTACTGGATTGACAGTGGGGGATGCAGTAGTAGTTTCATATAAATATGGTACTTCAAATTGGATTTATTGGGACAAGCCAAGAGTGGATTTGGGGAGTACTAGTTTCCCAAGAATCAATATCATGACCATTAGTGGTTCCGGGTTGAGGTTAGGTAACTCAGACGCACCTGTTGAATCAACAGTTCATTACCAGATAGATATTTGGACTAAAGAAGGCAAAACTAACCAAATATTCACCATTTCAAGCAGGGCATATACTGGAGAAGAATTGGCAGAGTATATTGCAGCTAAAATAACGGAAGCATTTGAGGATTCAGAATCAGAATTATTCCCTGCACTTTACAATTATAACATCACACAAGTACCAAAGGATTTGCCATTCGATGAAACTTACCAATGCTTCCATAAAGTTGTGGAGGTTGAACTTAAAGCATTAGACTTAAATAGGGTCAATTAGTTTAAACAGAATAGGGTGATTTTAATAGGAAAAAGAGAATATTTATATATCACTAAATTATAGTAATGATTGGTGGTATAAATGTTTATCAAACAAATATGTGAGATATGTGGAAAGGAATTTGAAGCACAAGATTGGAGAAAAAGAAAATATTGTAGCAAGAGATGTTCTGCTACAAGACCTAACTCAGGACAATATAAAAAAGGACATGAACATGATGAAGAAACAGAAGAGAAAAGATTATTGGCTATTAGAAAAAATCCTAGTTATGGTATGCAAGGTAAAAAACATAGTGAAAAAACAAAGAAACAAATGTCAGAAAACAGTAAAATACCTTATAACTACATTGATGGAGGATATAGAAAAAAGATTGAATCAAATAAATGTTCAATTTGTGGAGAAGATAAAAAAAGAATTGTTATTCATCACAAAGATAAAAACAGAAAAAATAATAAGATTCTTAATTTACAATCTGTTTGTGATAAGTGTCATAGTAAAATACACTTTCCAGATGGTAAGATTGGGAAAAATCACAGGAGGTGATTAAGATTTCATTTACAGAATTTTTAGTCGGAAAACGGGAACAAATAAGCTGGGGTTCTGAAACCACATACGGAACAGGAGTAACACCCACAGAAGTAATTGGATTAAATGCAAGGGTAGACCCCGACTTCAATCAGAACTGGCAAGATATTTTAACAGCAGGTGCAGATGCAAGAACAATTGCAAGTAAGGTTGCAGGGTCTTTAAGTTTACCATTTACACTAACATTCTGCCCAACTAATTGGAAATTCTTACAGTATTGTGGTTATTCCGTAGCAAATGGTGGTAGTGTAGGCGAATATACCCATACATTCACAATAGCTAATACTATTGAGAGTTTCACATTAGAATGGGCAAGACAAGCAACCACAGATAGGGTAATTACCCTTGATGGTTGTGTGGTTAAAAAGGCATCTATCTCTTATAAGAAATCATCAGGAGAAGGAACTGACGCATTAATGGCTGTTAGTTTAGATTGTGTGGCACAGGGTTATTCAATAGGTACATCAGTTACAAGCCTATCTGCAATCACAGCAACACCATACCAGTTTAGGATGGTTAAATGGACAGTTAATTCAACAGAAACAGTTGAAGTCAATTCTGGTGGGATTAATATTGATAATGGAATCAATGAAGATGATTCAAGATATTGTAACTCTACCTTAAATAGAGAAATAGGAGAACCAATTCCTAAAGTACATAAGATATTTGGGACAATGAGTATCAATAAAAAAGATGATACGCAACTTGACCATTGGGATTCTGCAGTTGCAGTAACTGGGACAAACACCTTGTTATTCTATCGGGGTTCTAATGACCAGTTACTAATAACATTCACAGGATTAAGATATGCACAATGTAATGAACCAACACAACTTGAAGGAGTGACTTACTCTGATATTGTTTGGAGTTCATTATCAGTGGCTATGGTTGCAACTGACGCAACAGAAACATATTAAACAAGACCAAGAGGTAAAAACAATGTATGAAGAACATTTCCAAGAGGAAGGGGTTATTGAGTTTGAATTGGATGGTGCTAAGTTTGGTTATAAACCAACCACAGCAGGAGAAGAAAATGAATGGCTTAAAGAATATATGCTTGTGGATGATAAAGGTAGTTATATCCAAGATGTTGCTATGTTGAACAAATGCAAAATTAGAAACCTAAAGAAAGCACCATACACTAAGGAACTAATCCATAAGATTATTGGCTTGGAAAAGGATTGGGAACTACTTAAACATGATGAGAAATGGATGTTAATATCAAAACTAAAACCAAAGATGTTCTCAAAAATTATCAGAGCAATCAATAAGATTGATACTGGGACTTTACAAGAACAAAACCAAAAAAAAAATTAATTATAGAAATACAGCAAACCAACCCTAAATTGGGGATGACAATCAAAGGAAAATATGCCATATTGGCCTGGTTTCAATATATAAGCTGGACAAAAGGAATCAGCCCCCTTGAGTTCAATAAATGTGATGCAAAGGACATCAAAAGTATAATGGCAATCCATGAAGCCATTGGACAGAAAGGAATGAGAGAACAACAAATCAGCAACATGATGAGGAAAATGAAATGGTAGAAATGTCAAGCATGAAAATCACTGCGGGGATGAATGTGGATGAGATTAAACAAGCATTTGGTTTTATACATCAATCCATGAAGAACACACAAAAGGATTCTAAAACAACAAGTGGCGACTTAAAAAGACTTGAATTAGGAGTAAGTGTGTTGGGTAAAGCTGTAATGGTTGCTGGCACCGCATTTACTGGAATGTTATATGAAGCATCAAGAAAAGCACCTGCATTGGCAGGAAGCATGGCTTCAATTAAGACATCATGGGATTCAATGATAAGAAGTTTGGGGGAAGGGTTAGCACCAATTTTTGATTGGTTATCTGTTAAAATGGAAGGGTTAGCTAATTGGGCTTCTGGACATCCAGACTTGTTTGCTACAGTTATTGGTGGTGTTGCTACTACTGCTGCACTTGCTGGGTTAGTTAAAATCTTGGGTTTGGGTCCTGCATTAAATATTGCTGCAGGTGCATTGGCACCCTTTTTACTACCTGTTGTTGCGGGGTCAATATTGGCAGGATTGCTTATTTTGGCAGCAATTAAAGTGGGGGATGCCATTTCTGAACCAGAGACTCTTATTATGAATGTTCCTATTCCCCAAGCTGCAAAAGATCAGATAATTTATGCAGAAAGCCATAGAGGAACTGGAGAATATCTTGATTTAGTTAATCGGTATGCAATAACTACAGACCATGGTGCTCAATCAACACCAGAAATTGATCCCACAACGGGAAGGTTAGTTTCAAGCAAAACCATGTCAGATAGGGCAATCAGGGCTGGTGAAGAATATCTTAAAAGCAAGAACTGGACAATCACAACTAGGGGTTGGGCTATGAACTCAACAGATTCATATAGTTCAACGGGGTCAAACACATGACCATGAAAATAGAAAATTATGAGGGAACAGCAGACACATTTACTTGGGGCTATAACCCAAATGTTGCAGATTATCAATTAGATACTAATGCAGAAATTACTCAAATCCCATTTTCTAATAGGCATATTGTTGTTAGTGGTGGTGGCTTTGCACCCAAATTGGTTGTTCTTTCAGGTCATACTTCGGGTGCAAATATCTGGAGTGATTATAGGAGTATAGCCAAACATATTGCACAATCAGATAAAATCAAGAAGTTATATTTTGAATCTGATAAATTCTTACTTGTTATCGGTAAACAGATTAAACAAGTACACGCGGGTGGTAGAACCATGTTCATTGATTATGTTGCTACATTCCAGAGTTTAATAGGCGTTTTGTTTGGGTCAACAGCAAAGACAGCAGGCACTAATGCTGGTAATGCAACAACCTATATTAATTCAATCACAGGCACAGTCACTTCTGGAGGAACAGATATAACAGTTACAGATGAGACCAATTCATTCAAGATTACAACAGTTGCGGGAGATGCTGGAGAAGATATTGTAATTTCATTAGTTAAAATGTCTGATTCTGGTAGAGGTATTTATGTTTCTGAGTATAGGTATGTTACTATAGATAGTACAAGGACAAGGAATGTTAGTACCACTGGTGGGACTGGGTTTCCAGTTCTATCAACAGGAGTTAATGTATCAACAATTACAACAACCAATATATCAAACCCAATAAAAACATTCTATGATGGGTATTATATGTGATTAACTATGAGTGAATTCAGGATAACAGCAACACAAGGAGGGAACGCAGTTTCAGTAGAACCAGATGCTGCATTCTCATATACGGATTGTCTGAATGATGTTAATGAGGCAGAATTAAGGTTCTCAAGCATTAGTATATCCACAAGGACAGCTTTAGTTATGGGTGCCACATTAGAAATCTTAAAAGATAGTACAAGGGCATTCTATGGCCTGATTGATCATATTGATTATGTAGATGGGGGCGGGTTAGTTGTTCATGCTTCTGGTCATGAAATTTGGTTAGCTAAAGAACATGGCGCATATGCAAATTCACCTTGGTTAGCAACAGCTTCTGCAACCATCTTTTCGGCACTGATAGCCGAAAGCACACATTTATCTGCTGAAAGTATTGCTACAGGGTTATCGGTAGATTTAAAGGTAAGTAAATCAGATTCATTATGGAACGCAATCACAACCTTATTAAAGAAAACAGCACAGGATTTATTTGTTGATTATACTGACACTTCTGATATTGAGATTGGTATTACTAACCATAAAGGTAGTGCCACTTCAATTGGTAATATGGATGGAGGGATAGATTTCTATAATTTGAGGTTTACTACAACCTACCCCATAGCAAATTATGTGGCAGTATATGGTAAGGGTGATGGTAATGACCAACTAATGAGTACATCCGGGCATGGGCAGGATGCAACATCTCAATCTGCCTATGGCATTATTAAAAAAATAGTGGTTGATAGGACTTGTATTGACCAGACATCCGTAGATAATCTGGCAGATAAAGAGGTTGCCCTATCTAAAGACCCCACTAAACTTTATGAGTTTCAAGTAAAAGATATTAAATGGGATATTGAAGCGGGAGATATTCTAACAATCACATCAGAAGATGTTGGCCTTGATGAAGAAGAAGTAAGAGTAACAAGAGTGAAGAGGGGATTCTTTGGTTCTACAGAGGTTTTGGGGTTACAAGTAACAAACTCATCATTCGCAAAAGCCGTTAAGGATGGTAATAAACAACTGGGCGAAATCAGGAAACAGATAAGGGACACCAATACCTATATGCAGGGTTCAAGTAACTTATGTCAATGGAGTGGGCTTATTAATGGAAATAGTAGTTACGGGTTGGAGATTCCGTTTTATATAGATTCCCGATTTGAGGATGAAGCGGGGAACATGAGAGTAACTTCATTTGGTGTGGATTATGATATTGATAAATTCAGGGAAAGTGTGGGGACTGCAACGGATTCAGGCCATGACCATGATTTAAGTCCGGGTGCAACTGCCTCACATAAACATGACGCAACAGATGGAGGCCATAATCATGGCGTACCCACACTTACAAGTAGTTCTTATACAATGATGTCTGATGAAGGTGGTGATAGTTTTACTGGAGATACGTTATCTGTTGGTTGGAATAATAACCAATTATCAGAAGCAATTTCTGGAACATTTGATTTTATTTATGTTAGGGTGGCAATTGAAGCTGATTTTAGTGATGGTGATTTTGATGTGGGGATAAGGTTACACATGGGTGGTAATTATTATGCTAATAGATATAATATGGGTGCAAATACGGGGGTACACAGTTATGTGATTAGAGAGACTTTTATGTTTCCTGTTTTTGGTTCTTCTACTTCAACAGTATATGCAGATGTGTATAGTTCAGTTAATAATGATTATAATGGCGAGTTACAAGTTCATGGCGGGGGTCAATCGCATTCCCATTCAATACCCGATAGTTATGATGTGGATAATGGTACTGCTGATGTGTCCGATTCAACTAAAACCCCAGCACTTACAGGCGATTCTGATTCAGGCACAGCTTCAATAACTATTGGTGACGGTGTGGGTGAAGCAGGAAGCGTAAATGCAACCAGCTTAACAGTAACAATTGATAAGTGGGATGATGTAGATAAAGAATGGGATTGTTATGGCACTAATATAACTGGCGATATTCTTAACTGGAACATAGATTTTGGTGGTGGGGTGTACCCTAATTCTACGGGTTGGTGGCGTATTAAGATTCTAACCAACCACGCAACACCGGATTTAATCCAAGCAATAGTCAAAATTAAACACCAAATGGATAATTAGGAGGAGAAAATGAACGCATTACTTAAAATATTAAAAGCATTGATTTGTAAGAAATATCCTATATGGGCTTACGGATTAGAATGTACTATCTGTGAGATGAGTTTTGGTCATCCAGAAGAACATTTAAATCATGTACTAGAACAAGGAACAGAAGAAGAACATAATGGACAAATACCCAAATTGATTGAGGAATGAAGAAAATGGTAGAATTTGAAATCATAAACATAACAACTAAAAATGCGGGGTTCACTGTTGAGATAGAAGTCAAAGATAGAACTAGAAAGCGGTTTTGTTATCCAATAGGAGAAGGGTGGAGGAATGAGATTGCTGGTGAGTATAAGTTCATTAGGGACATTAATAAGAAATTAGAAGAACAAGAACTTATCAAAAACAGCAAGACTAAGAGCATGGATGGTATTATCAAGACGCTGAAGAATAAGAAATTCAAACTAAAATAAAGAGATACACTTAAATAACAAAAAACCTGATATTGATTAATATGGCACCCCAAATAAAGAGACAAGATAATACAGATACCTTTGTCAATATAACCAACCAGGACATTTATAATGAAATTAAATCAATTAAATCTTCCGTCATGGAAGTCAATGAGGGAATCATCAAGACAAATGAACGGATAGAATCCAATTGTGGAAGAATAAACACAATGCAGAAATTGATTCTTGGTTCTTATGGGTTCTCAATGTCAATATTAGGGTTCTTAATCGCACACATATTAGCTTAGGAGGAATACAATGGCAAAGAAAGAAAAGATGAGTTTCAAGGGTTGGAGTTTTGTAGAGTGGTTGAAAGGTAACCAGAAGACAATCAAGGAAGTTCTTAAGGTAGGATTTCCACTGATGGCAAGTTGGTTAGCTACTAATGATCCAATGATGTCTGGATTTGCAACACTTGTAGGTAAGTTCCTATTAGATTCAGTAGAATACTGGGTTAAGCCAAGAACCAAATAAACCAAACCTAATGGCTTATAATCCGGGTTGGGGGGATAATTGCACCCTTACTGAGATAATTCAACCCATGCCTGTTTGGAGAGGTTTGGGCAGTATTTTTATGGGGGTTCTGGGTTTTCTAAACCATCCCTCACCGAACCCACCCAGAGCCTCCTACCTTTCTACTTCTTGAACTATTGACATAGACTCTTGCATATACCTATATTCCTGAAACTTCAAATAATGGTATTTTGCTAATTCTCTGTAATATTCATTATCAATTAGAACCTTATGTCTCACAATGAAGTTAACTATACTGCTTATAGAACATCCAGATTGTTTGGACCTTTCTTCTAGTTTCTGAATCACTACCTTATCCAAACAAACACTTCTTGTTGTCTTGCCAAACTGACCTACTTTTTTTCGCCCCATTAAACACACCTCGCTCTTTTCATTACTCATTAATTAAAAACATAAAAATACAATCAATTTTTAATTATTTTTTTATTTATTTGGGTTGTGTGTGGTGTTCATTGATATTATAGTTTTAATTTTGTTTTAAATTAATGTTCTATTATCTAACTAAAATAACAATATTTATAAAGATAAAGAATATTAACCTACTTTGATGAGTTGTTTGGTCTATTTTTTCTTTATCATACCACACACAACATTTTTTCCCAAAAATAAAATAAAAATAAAACAATTTTATTTTATGGGTTCTATTTATATGAATATAATCCAGCATTTAAATATCTTGTGATTTTCATTCCAGAAGATTTATAACAGTTATATGATTATACTATTATAAGATGAGTTATAAGTCAAGAATAATGGATTACCCTAAGCAGATTCTTCTGGAAGTAAGGGACATGAGTTGGCATATGTTTTTCTTAAATTGTTATATTGTATTTTATATTATTTTCATGACTATTTGTTTGATTGAAGGCTACTAAACCCTATTTTTGGACAAATAAAACAAAACATTTATATATTAGAGGGTGTTATATAATTATAAGATGAGTTAAATCAATTCATCCCAAAACGCATTTAGGAGGAATAAAAAAATGAGCAAAGTTAAAACAGACATTATTAAGAGTTTAAGGGATAGGGTTAATTTCAGTCAAGCAGAGATTAAGAATCTAACTGCAAGAATAGAAGAACTTAAATCTGACGTATTACAATGCCAGAATCTAATTATGGAACTTAGTGCTGGGGTGTTATTATGAATAATACTCAATACATGAAGTGGGTTCTTGAAGTAGCTAACCAAGAATACAAGGGCAAATTAAACAAGTTTGTGAAACAAATAAATTTCCTAGAATTGAATAGGAAGGAGAAATAAGATGGAAAAAACAATAAACGGAAAAAAATATATAATTGAAGCAGGGGCAACTCTTGAAGGGGCAACTCTTGAAAAGGCAAATCTTGCGGAGGCAAATCTTGAAGGAGCAAATCTTAGAGGGGCAACTCTTGAAAAGGCAAATCTTGCGGAGGCAAATCTTGAAGGAGCAAATCTTAGAGGGGCAACTCTTGAAAAGGCAAATCTTGCGGAGGCAAATCTTAGAGGGGCAAATCTTAGGGAGACAAATCTTGCGGAGGCAACTCTTGAAGGGGCAAATCTTAGAGGGGCAAATCTTAGAGGGGCAAATCTTAGGGAGACAAATCTTAGAGGGGCAAATCTTGCGGAGGCAAATCTTAGAGGGGCAAATCTTGCGGAGGCAAATCTTGAAGGAGCAAATCTTGAAGGGGCAAAAACTACTCTTTGTACTGTTAATTTTACAGGTAATGAATATGAACAAGCAAAGCAGTTTATTAAAGGTTTGAGGTAAAGATGGAAGAAGAAACCCTATCTTTAATATATTCAAATGTACAACAAACACCAACAACAGTAAATCCAACATTTGAAATATTGATTATTATTTCAATAATTATGTGTTCGGTTTTTGTTTTATTTTTTATTTTGAATACAATGAAATCAAACCATAACAAGATGATTTAAAGTATTGGTCAGATGAAGAGATTGAAAGTCATGACCGAGCCATAGCAGGAGGGGAATATAAAATGAAGGGTGAGAATTGGAAAGAAGATGATGGAAGCAAACCAGTAAACTATACCAAAAATAAAGGACTGCATTTAGAAAGTCAAACTGAACAACAACAAGAAGAAAAATGGAAGTTTTGTTTAGGCAAGGTATGTTATTCATGTGGGAAGGACATCAGCAAGAAAGCAAGATTAAATGGTAGTTATGTAACAAGTTGTCCTTTTTGTTGTCATAGTTTTGTGGGATGATCCAAGATGGCAGAACCAATAGTATTATTCTGGGCAAAGAAATTCAGGGAACTCTGTAATGATGAAGCACTGACCCCCATCCAAATTATAAGTGAATTCCATGTGTTCTGTAAGCAAGAAGAACAAGCACTAGGGGATAGATGGGCCTCAAAACTTAATGTTACGGATGAAGAATATGAAGGAACAGATAGGGATATAATCAATTTCAAGTGAATCATTCAAAAAGTTAAAGGAGGGAGAATATGGTATCTAATCTTTGTTTTATTTGTCCTAATTGCAGAAAGAGAATCACCGAAAAGAATGACCATGTGATAGGGTATGCAAGGGGCGAAACATATTATATGTGTGAGAAGAAAAAAGGAGAAAAATAACAAGATATATATATCGGTGGGTATATTATTATAATGTAATCAACACCATGAATGAGGATGGGATAGAAAGGCTGATTCTAACAATTGAAAGTGGAAGCCTCCAATATTCAAGAAATACTTTTTGGTTGATACAAGAACAACAGCTAAACACGATATCATTGTATGTCATCCTGAAAGTTGGCATAAAAAACTTAAACGTCATATGATGAAGAGGTAAGAAAAATGAAAATAGGAAATGTAGAAGTAGAACTTAACGGTAAACCATTTGCATTGGGTGTTGATACATTCGATGGAACAGATTGGCTTTACGATGAAGTATTTGAAACAGATGAAGAAGCAATAGCATTTGCAGAAAGTAAAGGCGGGAAAATGTTAAAGGTTCACGCTTATGATAAGGAAGGCAAACATATTGGAGAAGGAGGGACATTCTAAAATGACTGAGAAATTATGGAAGACAGTTGACTTTACTATGACTCAGAAAGAGGCAGAAGATTGGAACAACAATACATTTGAAGGGTATGCAAGGGGCGAAACATATTATATGTGTGAGAAGAAAAAAGGAGAAAAATAACAAGATATATATATCGGTGGGTATATTATTATAATGTAATCAACACCATGAATGAGGATGGGATAGAAAGGCTGATTCTAACAATTGAAAGTGGAAGCCTCCTAAATGCAACCCATCCTCCATGAGTGTCTCAAAACAAACCCAGATTCAATGGGAAGGAGGAAA